GCAGGTTGTAATGTCATCTCGCACGGCTTGGCGCAATTCTTTCATGGTGTCATATCCCCGAACATGAACCGGAGAGGGGTCATCGCTAAACCTATACCCTCGGACAAGGTTTAGGATAAAACCATCATCATCTAGGTCAACATCTCGCTGTACATTCAATTTGTATTTCATGATTTTCCTTTGAGTGAGTTGTAAGCCTGGAGGGTTTCTAGTCCAGGCTTACAGGTTTGTCCCTGGCTTATTTCAATGTGATGGTGAGGTTGTAGGAATCGTCCCAGGCTTCCATAAACGGCGTGATGGTGTTGTCTATTACTGTTTCATCATCTTCCAGGCCATAAGCCGAAACCAAAGCCCAGCCCAGCTTATCGCCCTGGGCATTGCGGATCACTATCTCGGCTTCTTCCACCGATTCAATGGCATCGATGATGGCCTTGTATGCGGTGCTGCGCCGAACTTGCCATTCCCCCCCATCCCATACGCTGACAGTTGCGCCCTGGGCGATTGCGTGCTTCACTAAGTGTTTGTATGCTTTCATGATTTGCCTTTCAGTTGTTGCTACCAGTTACATTAACCATATACCTCGCAGGTATAACGGCGATTCTCGTTCATGCGTTTACAGGTTGACAAGACAATTGTTTTTATCGGTTTAGCGGGGGTGATTGATTTTCCCTATTTGTTCCCCTAGAATGCGCCCATCGAAACCAAGCGAAGCGAACCAGTAATGCACAAGCTATCTCGTAAAGCAATAGAGAAAGGATTGGACACAATACCAATGTCAGAGATACTTGGTTCATCCGTTTCCAAAGGGCTCACAACAAAACAAAAGAATTTCGCCAGGGAACTAGCCAAGGGTTCAACCAAGGCTGAAGCATACCGGCGCAGCTATAAAGCGAACGCTACCAGGGCGACATTGATGGGCGAACCTTATCGCGTGGCGTCTGACCCGCGTATATCCGCAGAAGTGGATGCGTATAAGTTGGCATTAGAGGCTGCGAAACATAGAACCCCTGAGGCTTTAAGGCAATTAGTTATCAAAACTCTGGTCGATGTAGCTATTAATCCCGACACAAAGGACAGTGTTAAAGTTGCTGCAGTAAAGGTGCTTGGTACTGTGGTGGAGGTCGGTGCATTCTTAGAACGGCGAGAGGTCATCAATACCAGCAGCAGCACCCAGGCAAAGGCCCAGTTATTGGAACAACTCAGGGACATGATGAAGGGCTCGGCAGTCGATGCGATTGAGGTTGATGCTGATAGCTTGCTAGCGGAACTCGAACCGCAGCAAGTGGAAACGCTGCCATCCGACACCCACCCAGAGGGCACCCCCCGAACTGACGAAGCGGAGTCCCAAGTCCTCAAACATACTATTCCACTCAAACAAACCCAAAAATTTGCCGTTGACAAACAAACCCCCATACAGGAAGACCCCCCCCATGAAAAGTTTGAATAAGGGGGTGGGGGGTACCAAAAAATTATTTAACAAAAGGATGATTCCTCGGCCTGGGGATATGACGTTTGATGAGTGTATGGAGGTAGAGATGAGTCCTATGCAGAACGAGGTTTTTTTAGTCATTGATGAGTGGTGGAAGAAGTACCACTATGCACCAACGTTGAGGGATATTGCGTATATCCGTGGAAAGATGGGTCTGGCGAATACGAAGAGGTTGGTGGATAGGTTAGTAGACCTTGGTGTCGTGAAGAAGATTGAGAAACGGGGCAGGACTGTCAGACCTGTCTATATTAGATTCAGGGACTTGGAATGATGCGTTACCAGTGTAAGAATACTGTAAGGTGGTAACGTTACCACATTACACGAAACTTACGTAAGGATGTTGTAAGGTGGTAACGTTACCACCTTTCTTGAAACTTACAAGGAAGATATGAAGCTTGAGCAGTTGATTGATAAGTTGGAACCGCATGAGTATGAGAAGTTCATGGCTCAGGTGATGGAGTATCGCGGAGCCGTGGAGAGAGAGAAGGCTCAAGAGGGGTTTATGAATTATGTGAAGATGATGTGGCCGGGATTTGTGAGTGGGAGACATCATGCTTTGATGGCAAAGAAGTTTGAAGATATAGCCAGTGGGAAGATTAAGCGGGCTATTATTAATATGCCGCCTCGGCACACTAAGTCTGAGTTTGCCTCGTATCTATTGCCGTCTTGGTTCCTGGGAAAGTTCCCCAATAAGAAGGTCATTCAATGTTCTAACACGGCGGACTTGGCTGTTGGGTTTGGACGTAAGGTCAGGAACCTCGTTGGATCGGAGCAGTATGCAAAAGTGTTTCCGAATGTTGCATTAAGACAAGACAGTAAGGCAGCAGGTAGGTGGGCTACCAATGGAGGAGGTGAGTATTTCGCTATTGGTGTTGGGGGTACTGTTACGGGTAAGGGAGCGTATCTATTGATTATTGATGATCCGCACTCGGAGCAAGAAGCTGCTTTGGCCGCTGGGGATCCGGCTGTATACGATAAGGTATATGAGTGGTACACCTCTGGCCCTCGGCAACGTTTACAACCTGGGGGGTCTATTGTAATTGTGATGACCCGCTGGGGGGATAGGGATCTAACTGGTAGAGTCATTAAGGATGCAGCAGGTAGAGATAAGGGGGAAGAGTGGGAGATCATTGAGCTGCCTGCTATCATGCCGTCAGGAAAACCGCTGTGGCCGGAGTTCTGGAGTTATGAAGAGCTAGCTGCTCTAAGGGAGGAGCTTCCAGCTGCTAAGTGGAACGCGCAGTATCAACAAAGTCCCACGGGTGAAGAGGGTGCAATTGTTAAACGGGAATGGTGGAAGAGATGGACAAAAGAGGATCCTCCTGTTTGTCAATTTATTATTCAGAGTTGGGACACGGCTTTTACAAAGAATGAACGAAGTGACTATTCGGCCTGTACGACTTGGGGTGTGTTTTATTTGAATGAGAATTCTGACGATGCAAATATTATTTTGCTGGATGCGTTTAAGAAGCGAATGGAGTTTCCTGAGTTGAAGGAAAAGGCCCATCAAAATTACACGTACTGGGAGCCAGATGCATTTGTAATTGAAGCGAAGGCAGCGGGTAGCCCGTTGATATTTGAATTAAGACAGATGGGAATTGTTGTCAGTGAATACACGCCCAGCAGAGGTAACGATAAGTTTGTGCGGATCAATTCAGTTGCTGATTTATTTAGTTCAGGTAAAGTGTGGGCACCTGAGACAAGATGGGCTGATGAATTGATTGAAGAGATGGCGGCGTTTCCAAATGCGCCCAATGATGACTTGGTGGATTCTTCTACTCAAGCATTGATCAGGTTCCGCCAAGGTGGGTTTTTAAGGCTGGCTTCCGATGAACGGGAAGAGCTTAAAAGCTTTCGCAGAAAACACGCTTACTATTGAGGTTTAAATGGACATTGCAAAATCACTCTATGCTGCTCCCCAGGGTCTTGAGGCATTAGATATGCCGGACTTGGAGATTGAAATTGAAAACCCAGATGCTGTAACTGTAGGTGTAGATGGGATTGAAATCTCTCTCGAACCAGAACGTGAGTATCAAGAGGGTGAGGAGTTTGACTCTAATCTGGCCGAATTTATGGATGAGGGTGAGCTAGAAAAAGTTGGATCAGACATTGTAGAAATGGTCGAGGCAGACATTAACTCCCGTAAGGATTGGGTGGAGATGCTTGTCAAGGGCTTAGAAGTTTTGGGCATGAAGTATGAAGAGAGAACAGAACCTTGGAACGGGGCTTGTGGTGTTTTTTCTACTATCTTGACTGAAGCGGCTGTAAGGTTTCAGAGTGAAACGATCATTGAAACGTTTCCATCTCAAGGGCCGGTTAAGACGGAAATTATCGGAGCTATCAGTAAGCTCAAAGAAGATGCTGCCGAGCGTGTGCGCGATGACATGAATTATCAGTTGACCGAAGCGATGCCTGAGTATCGGCCTGAGCATGAAAGAATGCTGTTTAATTTAGGACTATCAGGATCAGCTTTTAAGAAAGTCTATTTTGATCCAGCTTTGGGAAGACAGACCTCTATATATATACCTGCTGAAGATGTGATCATTCCCTACGGGTCTAGTGGGGCTAGAACGGCTGAGCGTGTGACTCACGTTATGCGCAAGACAAAAAATGATGTACGCAAATTACAAGCAGCAGGATTTTATAGAGATGTAGATCTTGGTGAGCCGGTTGCTATTCATACTGACGTAGAGAAGAAGAAAGCCGAAGAGCAAGGCTACTCTTTGACTGATGATGATCGGTATCAGATCTATGAAGTGCAGATCGATTACGACATGCCTGGGTATGAAGATGAAGATGAAATCGCCTTGCCTTACATTGTGTCGATTGATGCCGGGACGGGTAAGGTCTTATCTATCTATCGTAATTACGATGAAGAAGATGTGATGCGCTTGAAGCGTCAGCATATGGTGCAGTATGACTACGTTCCTGGGTTTGGTGCTTATGGATTTGGCTACATACATTTGATCGGTGGATATGCACGGGCCGGTACTTCACTGATCCGTCAGTTGATCGATGCTGGTACGTTAAGTAATCTACCCGGCGGCTTGAAGTCGCGTGGTTTGCGAGTGAAAGGTGACGATACACCAATCTCTCCTGGCGAGTTCAGAGATGTGGACGTTCCTAGTGGGTCGATCAAAGACAACATCATGGCTCTTCCTTATAAGGAACCGAGTCAAGTATTGGCTAGTCTGTTAGAGCGAATCACTGATGAAGGTCGAAGATTGGGATCTATTGCTGATATGAAGATCAGTGATATGAGTGCTAATTCTCCTGTGGGGACTACCTTAGCTATTCTTGAGCGGCAGTTAAAAACGATGTCTGCTGTGCAGGCCCGTGTGCATTTTTCAATGAAGCAGGAATTTAAAATCCTGAAAAATATCATTCGTGACTATGCTCCCAAAGAGTATGAATACGATCCTGAGAGCGGAAACAGAAAGGCTAAGCAAGAAGACTATGACATGGTGGAAGTAATTCCAGTGTCAGACCCCAACTCTGCAACGATGGCCCAGCGGATCATGCAGTATCAAGCGATCATTCAGTTGTCGCAGCAGGCTCCGCAGATATATAACTTGCCCCAGTTACATCGTCAGATGATTGAAGTTCTGGGAGTCAAGAATGCAGATAAGCTGGTTCCGACTAAGGACGATCAAAAGCCACGGGATCCGATCAGCGAGAACATGGCTTTCTTAAGAGGCGAACCTACAAAGGCGTTTATCTACCAAGATCAAGATGCTCACATCATGGCGCACCAATCGTTCATGCAAGACCCAATGATTGCAGCAACTATTGGTCAGAACCCAATGGCCCAACAGATGCAAGCTGCGATCATGGCTCACATCGCAGAACACTTGGCATTTAAATATCGCAAGGATGTTGAAGAGCAAGTTGGCGTTCCTTTGCCTAACCCTGATGCTGAGTTGCCAGAAGACGTTGAAGTGCAGTTGTCCCGCTTGGTGGCTCAAGGTTCTCAACAGCTTATGAAGATGAACCAAGCCAAAGGTCAACAGCAGCAAGCCGAGCAAGCCGCAAAAGATCCTCTAATTCAAATGCAACAAACTGAATTGGAGATCAAGAAGGCCGATGTGCAACGCAAGGTGCAAAAGGATCAGATTGATTCACAGATCTCCATGCAGAAGCTGCAGCTTGAGAAAACAAGAATTGATGGCGACATTGCAAAAGAGATGAAGCGCATTCAATCCCAGGAGTTACAGACCAAAGCACGTATTCAGTCAGACATGACTATTCGGCAGTTGGAGTCAATGAAGGGTAAAGAGTAATGGATGTAAAACTGGCAGATGTTTTGAACAAAAAGATTCAAGAACACATTAATCAACATCTAGGAGTGCTGAGTGATGGCGTAGCTAAAGACTACGCTCATTACAAAGAGCTGTGCGGAGCAATCCGAGGTCTGCAAACCGCACAGATGGAAATCAATGACCTTGTGCGGAAACTAAAGGATGATGATGATGACTGAGTTTGATGTTCAAGCCGTAGATTTGTCGGGCATTTTGAATGCTTCGGCGGATGAAAAGGCAAAACAGGTGCCAGATCCAGCTACCTACCACTTGTTATGTGTCCTGCCGGACATTGATGAGGAGTATGACAGCGGTTTGGTGAAGGCAAACACTACCATGCACTATGAAGAGTTACTGTCACCAGTGCTTTTTGTCGTAAAAATGGGGCCAGATGCCTTCAAAGACGAAAAAAGGTTCCCTTCTGGGCCTTCCTGCAAGGTGGGAGACTTTGTGTTGGTTAGACCCAACACTGGTACTCGCATCAAAATCCACGGAAAAGAGTTCCGAATCATCAATGATGACTCTGTTGAAGCCGTTGTGCAAGATCCCCGTGGCGTAACACGGGCGTAAGGAGCAAAAATGGAAAAAACTGAGTACAAATTCCCTGATGAGGTCGATAAAAAGGCCAAAAAGGGTGATGAAGAGCAAGAAATTAACATTGAAATTGAAGCCGAGGGCGATTCCGAGGTAGAAATTGTCGATGACACGCCCAAAAACAGCAAAAAGATGGAGGAACCTCCTAAAGATGCTGATGAAGAGGAGCTTTCGCAGTACGGCGAGAAGGTCAGACGGCGCATTCAGCACCTACAAAAGGGCTATCACGAGGAAAAACGGCGTACCGAACAGGCTTTGAAGGAGAGAGAAGAAGCTATTCGGGTGGCTCAAACCATCGTAGAAGAGAACAAAAAGCTCAAAGGATCTCTCAATCAGGGGCAGAATGCTTTGCTGGAACAGGCCAAAAAGTCTGTTGCTGCGGAGATGGAAGACGCCCGCCGCAAGTACAAAGAAGCGTATGAAGCTGGGGATTCTGAAGCCTTGGTAGACGCGCAGGAGAATTTGACATCCACCAAGATAAAACTTGACCGGGTGAACAATTTCAAGCCTGCCTCTTTACAAGATGAAGAAACTTCGGTAACAATACCGCAAAGTTCGCCTCCCACGGATCCCAAAGCGGAAAAGTGGAGAGAAACGAACCTTTGGTTTGGGTCGGACGATGAGATGACTGGCTTTGCGCTTGTACTCCACAACAAGCTAGTCAAAAATGGAGTGGATCCGACTTCAGATGATTACTACGACAAAGTAAACAGTCGTATGCGCCAAGTGTTCCCAGATGCCTTCGAGTCTGAGGAGCCCGCTGAGAAGCCTGAAAAGGAAGAACGGCGAACCAAATCGAATGTGGTTGCGCCAGCAACGAGAAGCTCTTCCCCTAAAAAGGTCGTGCTAACTCAAACCCAAGTAAATATCGCCAAACGTCTAGGCGTTCCTTTGGAACTCTATGCGCGTAAGGTTGCGGAACAAATGAGGACTTAAAAATGACAGATGCAGTACAAACTCGCGCTAAGCGGGAAACCGAAAGCCGTGCAGAAGCAGAGCGCCCCCGTAAATGGTCGCCTCCCCAACTTCTACCTGATCCTCATCCAGAGGACGGGTATGCGTTCCGTTGGATCCGCTTAAGCACACTTGGTACTTCAGACACTCTGAATATTTCCTCGAAACTCCGTGAAGGATGGGAGCCAGTAAAAGCGTCAGAACACCCCGAAATACGTTTGATGAGCGGACAAGCTAACC